TGTACAAGGACGTAGAGGTATTACTGACTTCTCAGTAGTCTGTGACGAAACCAATAACACTGGTGAAGTTATCGACAGAAACGAGTTTATCGGTGACATCTTTATTAAACCTGCTCGTTCAATCAACTTTATTACACTGAACTTTATTGCCGTAAGAACTGGTGTTGAGTTTAGTGAGGTAGGAGGATAATTATGAGTATAGATCTTTTCAAAAGTAGACTTAAAGGTGGTGGCGCTCGTGCTAACCAGTTTAGAGTTTCACTTAACCCTCCAGCGACAGTTGGTTATTCGCCTGAAGAAACATCATTTATGGTAAAGGCAGCTGCGTTGCCTGGACAAGCTATCACTGAAATCCCTATCAACTTTAGGGGTAGACAGTTGTTTGTTGCTGGTGACAGAACATTTGAAACTTGGACAACAACAATTCTTAACGATACGGACTTTAAGGTTCGTAACAATATGGAAGCTTGGATGAGTAGTATCAACGACTTGGAAACAAGTGTTGGTGTTTCAGATTTGTCTCTTTACACTTCTGACATTCTTATTCAGCAGTTGGATAGAGACAATAGTGTTCTGAAATCTTACACTCTAAAAACTTGTTGGCCTACTGCAATTGCAGCAATCGACTTGAATATGGATACTGTAAGTGAAATTGAAACCTTTGATGTGACATGGAGATACACATCATTCTCTGCAAGTAGTGTTTAATCTGGTTTTACAAACTTACTAAATAGTAAGGTAAAATTAGGAGAACTTTAGTATGGCGGAACTTTTTGGTTTCAGAATCACAAAAGCGAATCAGGGTGGGAGTAGAGATGGATTCTCTGCTCCCTCTACTGACGATGGCACCCTTGATGTAGTATCAGGCGGTGGGCATTATGCTTCTGTCCTTGATATGGACGGGCGTGATAAAAATGAATTAGACTTAATCAGACGATATCGTGACATTGCACAACAACCAGAGTGTGATAGTGCTATTGAGGATATCGCAAATGAAGCAGTTGTCTCTGACGAAAGAGGACAATCTGTTTCTATTTCCCTCGACAGATTAGATCAATCCCCAGCAATCAAATCGAAAATCAGAGATGAGTTCGATGAGGTTTTGCGTTTGCTCGACTTCAATGCAAAAGGACATGATATATTCAGACGTTGGTATGTTGATGGACGTATCTATTATCATAAGATTATTGATACAAAATCACCTCGTAAGGGAATTAAAGAAGTACGTTACATTGACCCTCGTAAGATTAAGAAGGTCAGGGAACAAAGAAAAGAGAAAGACCCGAAAACTGGTGCTGACTTTGTTAAGTCAGTTGAGGATTTCTACTTGTTTAACGACAAAGGTTGGGAACAGAATGTAGGAACATCTTCGGGTATCAGAATTACTGCTGACTCTATTACATATTGTCCATCAGGACTTGTGGATATGCACAAGGGTACAGTCCTTTCATATCTAACAAAAGCAATCAAACCTGTCAATCAGTTGCGTATGATTGAGGATGCGTTGGTTATCTATCGTATCTCTCGTGCGCCTGAAAGACGTATCTTCTACATTGATGTGGGTAACTTGCCGAAAGTAAAGGCAGAGGCATACCTCAAAGATGTTATGAATCGTTATCGAAACAAGTTGGTGTATGATGCACGAACTGGTGAGATTCGTGACGATAGAAATCATATGTCTATGTTGGAAGATTTCTGGTTGCCTCGTAGAGAAGGTGGAAGAGGTACAGAGATTACAACTTTGCCGGGCGGTTCAAACCTTGGTGAGATTGACGATATCAAGTACTTCCAAAACAAATTATATCGTTCATTGAATGTTCCTATCTCAAGACTTGAGGCAGAGAACTCATTCAGTATTGGACGTTCTGATAACATCACAAGAGATGAATTGAAGTTTACTAAGTTTGTACAGAAACTTCGTAAGAAGTTTACAACTCTGTTCATGGATATGCTTCGTACACAACTTCTTCTTAAAGGTGTTATTGCAGAAGATGAGTGGAATCTAATTAAAGAGAACTTGCAGTTCGACTTTATGCAAGATGGGCACTTTACAGAACTGAAGAACGCAGAACTGCTTCAGAATAGAATTGATATGCTTGGACAGATTGAGAGTTATGTTGGTACATACTTCTCTAAAGAGTATGTCAGAAAGAATGTTCTTAGAATGTCTGATGAAGAGATTGAAGAAATCGAAAATCAGATTAAAGATGAAAGTGGTAGTGAGATGGGCGCTCCAGGCGATGACGGAATGTTCGCTCACAACGATCCAAAACAAGGAGATAAATAATGGATAACGTAAGAGATTTCGTAAATGCGATTGGTGACGGTGATAACCTTGGCGCAGAACAACACTTTAATAATGCTCTCGCAGCAAAAGTGGGTGATGCACTAGAAACAAAAAGACAGGATGTTGCGAAAACATTTGTAACACACCATGTACCAGAGGTAGAAGAAGATAGTGAGTAAGACGATTTCTGAACTCTATAAAGAGTTACCAGAAAAGGATGAGCATAAGACATCTAAGGAGTATAAGAAGTTATCCCCTAAGATGAAGGATGCCGTTGACGCTATTTTTAAGGAAATGGAGAGTAAACCTTCAGATTTCCTAAATACTTTTGACAAAACTATTACTTCAGTCTCAAAGAGGTTCAAAGTTCCGCCAAAGAAACTAATGGACTATTTTGAGGCAGAGGTATTATCAATTTAAGGAAAGTAACATGAAGATAATCGGAGCAGAAGAAGCACTCGCCACAAATGCTACTAGAGGTAAGTCGAACACTGCACATTATGTGTTCAACAATGGTTCAAAACAATCAGTTACAATCAGAAATGCTGATGATGATGGCGATACGGGCTCAATAAAAATTAATGCGAATGCTGGTGTTATTATCCACACTGATATTGGTGTAGGGTTTCGTGGTGCAACATCACTGTTTATTACACCAATAGTATCAGCGGGGTTCTAATATGAAACTTATTGCAGAACAGATACAAGACGTAGAATACATCGTTGAAGAAAAAGACGATGGTAAAAAGGATATGAAGATTCGTGGAATCTTCATGCAGGCAGACATGAAAAACCGTAATGGTCGTGTCTACCCAATGGGTGTACTTACTAAAGAAGTCACTCGTTATAATAAAGAATTTGTTGCTGAAGGTCGTGCCTTCGGGGAACTTGGACATCCTGAGGGCCCTACTGTCAATCTTGACAGAGTATCGCACATGATCACAAAACTGGAAGCGGATGGAAAGAACTTTATTGGTGAGGCGAAACTGCTCTCAACTCCAATGGGGGAAATTGCGAAAGCACTTATTAAAGACGGTGGTAAACTTGGTGTCTCTTCAAGAGGCATGGGTTCACTGGAAAATAAAAGTGGTGCTAACTATGTGAAAGATGATTTTTATCTTGCCACTGCGGCAGATATTGTTGCAGACCCTTCTGCACCTCAGGCCTTCGTTGAAGGTATTATGGAAGGTAAAGAGTGGGTATGGAATAATGGTATACTGAAAGAAGTTGACGTTGCCGAAATCAAAGATGAGATTAATGAAGGGGTAAGACAACGAAACGAGAGTGTTTCCGCACTTGCCTTTGCAAAATTCTTGTCAAAACTTTAATCATTATAAATATGTTAATAACAAACTCAAGGAGAAAATCCCAATGTCAGAACTAGACAAGACAATTGAGGAACTAGAAGCGGAAGTGCAAGCAGAACTAGATGAAGCAGCACAAGACGCCCCGACAAAGGGTGCCGCCAAAGCAGACTCAATGGAAAAAGCAGAGGGTGAAGTCCAAGATCTTGGAGGTGCCGGTGAAGGTTCTCTTGATGCCAAAAGTGGTTCGCACAACAATGCTGCGAAAGCAAAGAAGGTATCAGGTGACGCACAACAAAAAGGCTCTAAAGGAGATATGGGCGGTGACGCTACTGCTACTAAGGTTAAAGAACCCCTTGCCGCTGGAACAGAAATCGACCACGATGGTGAGGAACTAGAAGAAGGCGCAATGAAGAAATCAGATATGATCGCTGCCATGATGTCAAAAATTGAAATGATGAAAGCGACTGAACTGAAAGCTGCTTATGGTTCTATGATGAAACCAAAAGAAGAAGAAGTTGAGAAGAAAGAAGTAGACGAGTCTACTCTTGAAGATAGACTTTCTTCTGTAGATGTTTCTGAAGATGTTACTGCTCTTACACAGGGTGAGGAACTTTCTGAAGAATTCAAAGACAAGGCTGCTACTATTTTTGAAGCTGCTGTAAAATCTAAACTTCGTTCTGAAGTCGAAAGAATTGAGGAAGCAAAAACTCAAGAAGTCGCTGAAGAAGTAAACAGAGTGCGTGATGAGTTGACTGAAAAAGTTGATTCTTACATGAACTATGTTGTAGAAGAGTGGATGAAAGAAAACGAAATCGCTGTTGAGAGAGGTCTCAAAGGCGAGATTGCTGAAGATTTCATCACAGGATTGAAGAACCTTTTCACAGAACATTACATTGATGTTCCAGATGAGAAGTACGACATTCTTGGAACTCAGTCTGAAAAGATTGATGAACTTGAAGCAAAACTGAACGAACAAATCGAAAAGACTGCTGACCTTAAAAAGTCACATGACGTTCTGGTTCGTGAAAGTGTTTTTGCAGAGGTTGCTTCTGACCTTGCCGATACGGAAGTTGAGAAGTTCAAGTCTCTTGCAGAAGATGTAGAGTTTAACAATGAAGAGTCCTTCAAAGAAAAACTAGACACGCTTAAGGAAAGTTATTTTCCTAAGGCAACCACTATCGCTGAATCTGTAGACACTGAAACTGATGGATCAGAGTCATACGATACAACTGGTGCAATGTCTGCTTACATGGCAGCAATCAGTAAAAATGTAAAGCGGGCAGACTAATTGGTTTTGCGGAAAAAATAGTGTTCCAAAAAATCAATTTTTATAAATATTATTAGAAAACTCACTAAAGGAGAAAACAAAATGTTCAACACAGAACATCTACAGGAAAAGTGGCAACCAGTCCTAGAACATAACGATCTTCCAGAGATCAATGATTCTTATCGTAAGGCTGTAACCACAGTTATCCTAGAAAACCAAGAAAAAGCACTTAAAGAGGACAGAGGATTCCTTGGAGAAGCTGCACCAACTAACAGCACAGGTTCTGCCGTAGATAATTGGGATCCGATCCTGATTTCACTCGTAAGACGTGCTATGCCTAACCTTATCGCTTATGATATCGCTGGTGTACAACCGATGACAGGCCCAACTGGACTTATCTTCGCAATGCGCTCACGTTATAAGGCAAATAATGGTACAGAAGCATTCTATGACGAAGCAGAATCTGCTTTCTCTGGTGCTGCTGCAAACACTAACATCCCAGGCTCTGCCGGTACTTCATCTAACGGTGAAACTAACCCAGCAGTTCTTAACGATGGTTCGCCAGGTGCATATACTGCTGACGGTGGTATGACTACTGCAACTGCTGAAGCATTGGGTGATGCGGCAAACAATGCATTCGCTGAAATGTCTTTCTCAATCGAGAAAAACTCAGTGGAAGCAAAGTCACGTGCTCTTAAGGCAGAGTACTCAATGGAACTTGCACAAGACCTTAAAGCAATTCACGGTCTTGACGCTGAAACAGAACTTGCTAACATTCTTTCTGGTGAAATTCTTAACGAAATCAACAGAGAAGTTGTTAGAACTGTATACGTTTCTGCGAAAATCGGTGCTCAGACAGATACAGCAACTGCTGGTATCTTCGACATGGACGTTGATTCAAACGGACGTTGGAGTGTTGAGAAGTTCAAAGGACTTATGTTCCAAGTTGAAAGAGAAGCAAACGTAATCGCTCAACTTACTCGTAGAGGTAAAGGTAACATGATTGTATGTTCTTCTGACGTTGCATCTGCACTTCAGATGGCAGGACAACTTGATACTTCGCCTGCACTTAACAACAACCTTAACGTAGACGATGCTGGTAATACTTTTGCTGGTGTTCTTAACGGTAGGTACAAAGTGTACATCGACCCATATTCTGCAAACGCTGCTGCAAAACAGTTCTTCGTTGTAGGTTATAAGGGTACTTCACCATACGATGCTGGTATCTTCTATTGCCCATACGTTCCATTGCAAATGGTTCGTGCAGTAGGTGAGAACAGTTTCCAACCTAAAATCGGTTTCAAGACTCGTTACGGTCTTACTGCAAACCCATTTGCTGGTGGTGCTACAGTCAGAAGTGGTGCAATCACTGCTAACGACAACGTATATTACAGAAGAGTTCAAGTTACGAACATCATGTAATAATAAGAAACTTGTTTCTGAACTTACAGGGGAGGGCTTTTGCTCTCCCCTTTTTT